TGGGCCGTAAGATTATTGGAAAGGCCCTTGTGGGTTCTACCGTCAATCCACTGGATAAAGGAGGGCGTGAGTACCGCGACCTATACTATGATTCGGACCCAAGAGACCGCAACGAGAACGGTCGTACAAAGAGCGGACTTTATGCTATCTTCATTCCAGCATACGAAGCCCTTGAAGGATTCTTTGACCAATACGGTAATCCTATCGTTGAAGACCCAGAGAAACCCGTAATGACGGAGGATGGCACACTTACTGATATAGGCGCAAAGACATTCCTCAAAAACGAAAGAAAGGGTCAACAACACAACAGCTATGAGCTTAATGAGATTATACGTCAGTTTCCTTTTACTGAGGATGAAGCTTTCCGTGATTCCACAAAGAGTAGCCTCTTCAATATCCAAAAGATATACGAGCAGGTTCAATACAACGACGATCTTTATCCAAACCCTATTGTTGTTGGGAACTTTGTTTGGCGTAACGGCGAACAGGATACAGAGGTTCTGTTTAAGCCAGACCCCAACGGACGTTGGCGTGTTGCGTGGCTACCTCCAGACACTATGCGAAATAAGAGAAAAGATGACTATGGTAAACGTATTGCTCCTAATGCTGTTTATGGATGCGGTGGCGTTGACTCTTATGATATTGATACTACTGTAGACTACCGCTCGTCTAAGGGTGCTTGCCATATCTTCAATAAGTTTAATATGGAGCATCCCAGCAATATGTTTGTTGCTGAGTATGCCTCTCGTCCACCGCTCGCTAAGATTTTCTATGAAGATGTATTGATGGCTGCCGTCTACTATGGCTATCCAATCCTGATAGAGAACAACAAATACGGCATCGCAAGATACTTTGAATCAAGAGGTTACGATGGATACCTGATGGATAGACCAGAGCACTTGGGCGCTGGAACTATGCACGTCAAAGTAAAAACAAAGGGTATACCCTCTAACTCACAAGACATCATCCAAGCGCACGCCCAAGCTATTGAGGCATACATTCACGACCACGTGGGCATCAACAACAATACGGGTGAATTTGGAAAGATGTATTTCAACAGAACGCTGGAAGATTGGATTAACTTTAAGATAGACGACCGTACAAAATTTGACTTGTCTATCTCAAGCGGTCTTGCTCTTTTGGCGGCACAAAAACAAGTTAAACAAAAACCAAAATCTGACTTTGACAGCAAGGTGTTTTTCAGGAAGGTACGCCCCATAAGCCGCTGATTGTAGTTTGTATCTTTGTCCATAAAGTATTTACTAAATGGACTATACTGGAAAATCATCAAATTACGAGTCTATTTTCCCAGATCCATTAGCAGAGCAGTCAAAGAAGCTTAACAAGCAATACGGACTGCAATATGCTAAGGCTATCTACTCCCAATGGGGAGGTGTGGATATTGACGGCTCCCTGTATGCGAAACGCTGGCGGGAATTTGAAATTTCACGTGATTATGCTAACGGCACACAAAACACTTCAATCTATAAACAGATTCTCACATCGCTGGATCCTAACAACGGTGACGGTTCTCTACTGTCTCTGGATTGGACTCCTGTACCTATTGTGCCTAAGTTTGTAAAGATTGTAGTCAATAAGATTCTGTCCACTCGGATGTATCCAAACGTAGAGGCTATTGACCCTCTATCAAGGACAGAAAAAGATGAACAAAAGTCTCGCTTAAAATTCGCTATTGAAAATAAGCGTCAGTATGAAGAAGCTCGTCAACTTGGTCTAAACATTGACGTAGATGTAGACAGCCTTCCAGAAACTACTGAAGAAGCAGAGATTTTCCTTGAGTCAAACGTAAAAACAGCAGCAGAGATTGCTGCCCAGATTGGAGCTAACCTCACCCTTTCTTGGAACGACTTTGACGAGCGTATCTATCGTCGCTGTGTAGATGATTTGGTTACTGTTGGTATGGCTGTTGTCAAGCGTGAGAACGATCCCAACTACGGTATTGTTACTAAGTACGTAGACCCAGCATATTTTGTGCACAGCTACACTGATGATCCAAACTTTACGGACCTCGTATATGCTGGACATATTCAGAGTATGTCCATTACTGAACTAAAGCGCATTGCTGGCGATCAATTCACAGAGGAGGAATACAAGAATATGGCCCGCACGGTAATGAACCGTTTTGGCAATAATCCCAACCGACTTGAGAGTGTAAACTTTGACAACAACCTTGAGCGCTACAACTACGGATACGACCAATATACCATCAACGTGATGGACTTTGAGTTTATAAGCGTAGACAATGTCATCTTTGAAAAGAAGACAAGCGCTTATGGAAACGTTGGCTTCTACTATAAGGGAGAAAAGTATAACGCCCCCACTAACAGCGTCTATGACCGCGAGGCTGTCTATATGCAGAACGCTACGCTTTACGGTGGATGCTTTATTGTTGGTACGAACTATATCTACAATTACGGTCTTAAGAAGAATGTACCTAAAAACGTACACGACATCAGCCGTACTCGTATGAGCTATAGCGTGATTGCAACCAATATCCGTCGGATGATTCCCAAGAGTATGGTTTCTGGAGTCATTGGATTTGCTGACCAGCTTCAACTTTCTCACCTAAAGATTCAGCAAGCAATTGCTAAAGCGAAGCCTGACGGACTGCTCGTGGATATTGAGGGACTGGAAAACGTCCAACTCGGCAGGGGCGGAGAGTTGCAACCGCTAGACATTCAAGACATCTACGAACAAACTGGTGTCTTCTACTACCGCAGTAAGAATCCAGAAGGGGGATTCCAGAATCCGCCCGTTCGTCCTTTGGATAACACTATCCGAAACATCAATGAGCTTATAACTCTTTACAACCACTACTTACGTATGATCCGCGATGCTACGGGTGTTAACGAGGTAATGGATGGCTCTTCTCCAAAGGGAGATCAGTTGGTAGGAGTACGTCAACAGCAATTAGCTGCTGGTAACAATGCCCTGTATGACATTACCAATGCCTCTCAAGTGCTTTACCGTAGAATCTGTGAGGACATCATAAAGTGTCTTCAGATTATTCCACCTAAGAGCATTTTGTACCAAGCATATGAGAATGCTATCGGCAAGGAGAATATGAGCGTTCTAAGCTCCTTCTCTAAGCTTCCTATGTACAACTTCGGGGTACGTGTCATCAGCGATATGAACGACGTGGACCGCGCCTACTTGGAGCAGAACATTCAGGTATCACTGGCTCAGAAGGAGATTGACTTGGAGGACGCTATTGCTATTCGTCAGCTTCGTGATATTGACCAAGCGGAAAGGCTGTTGGTAGTACGCCGTAAAAAGCGCATCAAGCAGCAGCAAGACCAAGCACAAGCGAACTCTCAGGCGCAGGCTCAGATGAACGCTCAGGTAGCACAATCCACCTCACAGGGCAAGATGCAAGAGGCGCAGCTCAAGGCTCAGCTGGAGGCTCAAAAGATTCAGCTGGAGTCTCAGGCTCAGGCGCAGCTTATGCAGTTGGAGTATCAACTTAAGATGCAGCTTGAAGACCTAAAGGGTCGTTATGGTGTTGCCGAACAGCAAATTGAATCTGGGGTAAAGCAAAACCTTGAGAAAGAGAAAGAAGACCGTAAGGATAGCCGCATTGAAAAGCAAGCTGTCCAACAGTCAAAGCTTATCTCTCAACGCAAGGGAGATCGCCCTGAACTTAAAGAAGAGACTGACATTGTTGACATCATACTCAATAAATAATAACTACTTTTGTAAAACCAAGAGTTTCAGTCTAAATCTTTAAATTCTACTCTAATTATGTCTTATGAAAATCTCGCAAACCCAAGCAACTACCAGCAACTTGCTTTTGCTGAAAATGGGTTTCGCTTAATAACCGCATCATCCACACCTGTTGCTGGAGAATACTACCGAGCCGTCTATGCTCTTGAGGATTCAGTGGTGACTGTAGCGTCCGAAAATGGAGATTCGCTTGATGGTGCTGTTCTATTTATTGGGGTTTCTATTTATGGAATTTTTTCTGAAGTCACTTGTTCGTCTGGAAGTGTGTTAGCTTATATCGGATAAGAGATGCTCGGTATAGCTTTTCAAATAACCAACACGTTCATAGAAACTGGCCGAATAATCCGAAACTACATTTGGGACACGGCATTAATCGTTTGGAACCATACCCATAGAGTGTGGGACGAAGAAGAGTAAAATATTAAGAGATGGATTTAAGAGGTCAAAAGATAAAAGATACTTACGGAAACGTAATAACCATTGGAAGTACTGCTGGTGCGCCATCTTCTGGTGAACTAACAAACGGGCAGGACACTCCGTTTACTGGCCTCTTTACTGGAGGAAACTTTGGTGTTGGCTCTTTGCCTCAAGGCAACGCTACTCGCAGCGTCTTAAGAATTGGTAAGAGTGGCACAGATGACGGCGGCCTTATCAACTTCTTTGATGGAACAGCATCTCTTGGCTCTATCTATACGGATTCAACTGGCAGCCTATTCATTAATGCCGATCCAGAAGCAGTAACCGCTAGCAGCTCTATTCGCTTCTCTATTGACGGTGCAGCTCCCGCTCTCGCTATTGACAACAACCAACGTGTTGGTGTAGGAACGACCTCTCCTACTCAAGCGTTGCACGTTGTTGGTAGCGCCCGCATTCAAGGTGCAATCTATGACTCATCTAACTCCGCAGGAACAAGCGGTCAGCTGTTGTCCTCTACTGGCACGGGAACTGCTTGGACAAGCGGCGGATATATTACGAGTATAGGTCTTACTGCTCCTACTGGCTTTACAGTATCAAATAGCCCAATCACCTCTTCTGGAACGATTGCATTGGGTTTTTCCTCTGGCTATTCTTTGCCAACGAATTCCAGCCAAACGAACTGGACATCTGCGTACAACAATATGATTACCGCAGCGTCTTTCTCTACGGAGACGGGCGTGGTAACTCTTACGCAGCAAGACGCTGGAACCGTAACGGTAGACATTGACGGGCGTTATATTCTTGAAAGCGAGAAGGGTGCTAATAGCGGTGTCGCTACTCTTGATGCCAGCGGAAAGATTCCATCTTATCAGTTGCCAACAAGCGTCTTTGTATACAAGGGTCTTTGGAACGCCTCTACGAACACTCCTACTCTTTCCAATGGAACGGGCAGCGTAGGTGAGGTATATAAGTGTAATGTTGCTGGTACTGTAAACTTCGGCGCGGGCGCTATCACCTTTGCCGTTAATGACCTTGCCCTTTACGACGGAAGCGTATGGCAGAAGTCGGACTCTACGGATGACGTACTTAGTGTAAACTCACAGACGGGTGTTGTGGTACTTACCACTAGCGATATCGCGGAAGGCACTAATCAGTACTTTACTACGGCTCGTGCGCGCGCATCGGTATCCGCAGGAGACGGGATGTCATACAGCTCTTCTACGGGCGTTATTACAAACGCAGATAAAGGCTCTAGTCAAAACATATTCAAGAGTATAGCGGTTGCTGGAGAAGATACCATTACTGCTGATGCTAACGATGATACGCTGACGTTTGTCGCTGGTTCTGGTGTAACCCTTGCTACCGATGCTTCAACGGACGCTATAACGATTTCTGCTACTGGTACGGGCGGAACGCTTACGAGCGTTGATATGACAGTGCCTACGGGCTTCACTGTATCTGGCAACCCGATCACCACGTCAGGAACTCTTGCTGTCTCATTTGACACTGGATACGCACTCCCCACGACAGCTTCACAGGCAAGCTGGAGCACAGCATACAATCGTAGCCCAACAGCGTTGGCGTACAATACCTCAAGCGGTATTATCACCCTCACAAAGGAAGACGCTACTACGCTTACGGCAACGGTCACGTTGGCTCCGTTTACAACCTCTACGCTTACTGAAGGAACGAATCTGTACTTTACAGATAGCCGCGCTCGCTCTGCCATTAGCGCAGGGACTGGCATTAGTTACAGCTCCGCTACTGGCGTTATCACTAACTCGTCACCAGACCAGACTGTTGTTCTTACGGCAGGTACTGGTATTTCAACAAGCGGAACCTATCCAAACTTTACCATCACCAACAGCGATAGAGGTTCTTCGCAGAACATCTTTAAAAATATTGCTGTTAGTGGTCAAACTACTATTTCTGCTGACGCTAACGATGATACGTTAACGGTCGCAAGTGGAACTGGCATTTCATTGTCTACCAACTCAACCACTGACACCCTTACCATCACAAACAGCGCTCCAGACCAAACGGTAGTGCTTACCGCTGGAACGGGAATCAGTACATCTGGAACGTATCCAAACTTTACGATTACCAACTCTGCTCCCGACCAAACGGTATCTATTACTGCAAGTACAGGTATGTCCGTCACTGGAACCTACCCATCGTTTACGGTAGAGAACACAGACAGAGGATCTTCACAGAGCATCTTTAAGAACATTGCTGTTTCTGGTCAGTCTACGGTTGTAGCCGACAGCAACAACGATACGCTTACGCTTGTAGCTGGTAACAACATTACCATCACTACAAACGCCACTACGGACACCATTACGATTGACTCTCCTGATGCTGGAGGTACGGTTACATCTGTAGCCGCTACTGGAGGCACGGGCATCAGCGTTAGCGGATCTCCTATTACCACAAGCGGAACACTTACTATCAGCAGCACTGCTACCCTTAGCGATGTTACGGGTCAGGGATCTTCTACATCTACGACGTTGTCTCTTAATGGTGGTATCTATTATAGTGGAACAACATCAATGAAAAAAGCTTTCGTTAGTGTAACTAGCGGAGCTGGAACGCAGAAATATAAAATCTACGATAACCAAAGCACTGTTGATGGATATGCAAACATCAAAATATATCGTGGATTTGATTATGGAGATGGGGCTACTGAATCTGCCACACAGGATATTATATTCTCTCGCAGAAATACTGGTGCTCAATACCGTTATAGGGTAGAAGGTGATGCTTCTACCGTGTCTGAGGTATATGTTGAATTCTATTTACAGACAGATAACCATATTGAGGCTTGGCTCGTAGCTGAGGACTATGCCCAGCCAGCCATTGAAATAATTTACTCAAATGGAGCTCACGTTTCATCACCCACATCTGGAACGCCTACTGGAACGCTTG